TACAGCGACAGCCGAGAGGATTTTGCTCCTGTCGATGGCGGTTACGTCCAGAACTCTGAGGCTGTTCCCTTTTAACTAGCATAGAAAGGAAGGGGGGGGAGAGTTTCTGGTCCTTACTCTCTCCCTCTTTTTATTATGAAAACAATAGATACCCTCGTTGAAGACATATACAGTCTATTCACACTTGATCCCATAGACATGGACGAGAGTGAAGTAGATAAACACATAGATACCTTTGGTGAAATGCTAAAGGTTCACATTAAAGATTTCTTATATGACACACCCAAAGATCGTGGCAATCTTAGGCTCTCTGCCATTGGCAAGCCAGACCGTCGTATCTGGTACGATGTCAACAAGCCACTTGATCAGGCTGATCTAACACCAGCTACACGCATCAAGTTTTTATATGGTTATATTCTTGAAGAGCTTTTGCTTTTATGTTCTACAATCTCAGGACATGAAGTAACAGATCAACAAAAAGAAGTGGAGGTAGAAGGTGTTACCGGACATCAGGATTGTATTATTGATGGCGTCGTTGTGGATTGTAAGTCTGCTAGTGGTGTTGGATTCGACAAGTTTAAACATAATAAATTAGCAGAGGACGATCCCTTTGGTTATGTTGCACAGATATCTGCCTATGCAGAAGCCAATGGTATTAATGAAGCAGCCTTCCTTGCTATCAACAAATCAACAGGAGAGATATGCCTTACCAAATTACATCATATGGATATGATCAATGCGAAGCAGCGAATCTCTCACCTTAAAGGATTGGTTTCACAGAACACTCTGCCTGATAGGTGCTATTCCGATATACCTGATGGTAAGTCTGGCAACCGTAAGCTTCCTGTTAGTTGTGTTTATTGTGGGTATAAGAGAGACTGTTGGGCTGATGCTAACCAAGGTAAAGGTATTCGTGTGTTCAAGTATGCACATGGTCGCAGGTATCTTACCAACGTGGCTAAAGAACCTGATGTGGAGGAAGTAACCAACTGGTGACACATTGGGAGTATCACAAAGATTTTGACAAGAAGAACAGCTTTGGATTTGTCTATCGAATAACCAACAAGAAAACTAAGAAAGCCTACATTGGTTGTAAACAATACTATGTAACACGTAAAGGTAAGAAAGTAGAATCTAACTGGCGTACATATACAGGCTCTAGTAAATATCTAAACGAAGATATAAAGAAGCTTGGCAAGAAACACTTTCGATTCCAAGTTATAGGCGAATACAAAAACAAGAGGAGCCTTCGGTACTATGAATGTTATTTTCAGATGATCTATAAAGTTCTTACGGCTAAGTTAGAAGGTACGGACGAACCCGCCTACTACAATAACTATGTGGGCGGGAAATTTTATCGCCCGGTTCAGGAGGTGGAAGATGAGTGACGTACTAGATTTTGATAGCCTCTATGATCTAACAGAGAAGAACCCGGATAGAACTCTTAATCTGGCTATTATACTTCAGGCTCTGCTTGATATGAGTAAGCCCAAAGAACCTAATGAAACTAATGAGACTGCCCTTCAAAGAGATCAGGCATCAGCTTGGGTGTTTGCTTCTGTTGGTGTGACGTGTGAGAACTTTGAAAGCACCTGCCATCTGGCTGGACTAGAGCCAGACACTGTTAGAAACTTTGCACTCAAGGCTGTAACATCGGAGAACGTAAATGAAATCAGAAGAAAGCTTAACTCATTCCTATGACGAACCAAATTATCCAAAGGGAGAGCGTAACTATGATTACTATCTTAGGCGCATGAAAGAAGAAAAGGCATTAGAACAACAGGTGGGAGGACAACACTACAAGGGATGTAAGATACAACCAGTTGAATATATTCACGCCAATGAGCTTGACTATCTGGAGGGTAATGTGATAAAATACATCACTCGACACCGCACTAAGGGAGAGGGGAGAAAGGATATCGAAAAAGCAATCCACTATGCCCAACTCATATTGGAAATGGAATACGATAATTAGAAAGGGAACAAAGCTATGCCACAATTTCGTTCTAACGAAAACCCAATGTTTCGCTCTAAGTTTAGCGAAGACATATTCAAACACAAGTACGCCCATCATGGGTGTGAAACATGGGATGCACTGGCTACCACACTGGTAGACGATGTGTGTCAGGACTATCTGCCAAAGGATGATAAGGACGAACTGAAGCGTATGATCACCGACCTGAAGTTTATTCCCGGTGGTCGTTATCTTTATTATGCTGGGCGTGATAACAAGTTTTTTAACAACTGCTATCTTCTTAAAGCGGAGGAAGACACCAGAGAAGATTGGGCTAACATTTCTTGGAAGTCTGAATCCTGCCTGATGACAGGTGGTGGTATTGGTATTGATTACTCTGTCTATCGTGAAGAGGGGCGGATACTCAACGGCACTGGTGGTCTTGCTTCTGGTCCTATACCAAAGATGCAGATGATCAATGAGATTGGTCGCCGTGTTATGCAGGGTGGCAGTCGTAGGTCTGCCATCTATGCTAGTCTTAATTGGAAACATGCTGATGTTGATAAGTTTCTAGCCAGTAAGAACTGGTATGATATGCCTGTAGGTGAGACAGGTTTCACCATTGGTCAGATCAAAGAACAAGACTTTAACTTTAATGCTCCGCTAGATATGACAAATATTAGCGTGAACTATGATACTGAATGGTTACTTAACTACTGGAAGACAGGAGATGTTGGGAGTACTTTTAAGCAGAATGTTAGACAAGCCTTATCGACCGCCGAACCGGGGTTCTCGTTCAATTTCTTCGAGAAGGAAAATGAGACGTTACGGAACGCTTGTACGGAGGTTACATCTGAAGATGATTCTGATGTTTGTAATCTTGGTTCTATTAATATGGGGCGCATTGACGATCTAAAAGAGTTTGCAGATGTAGTAGAACTTGCCACCAAGTTCCTTCTATGCGGCACACTCAGAGCCAAGCTGCCATATGATAAAGTCTATAAGACAAGAGAGAAAAATCGTAGGCTTGGTCTTGGTCTTATGGGTATGCACGAATGGCTTATAAAAGGAGGACAAAAGTATGAAGTTACCGAAGGACTTCACAAGTGGTTGTCAGTATATAAAGGAGTTAGTGATCACGTTAGCGCCAGCTTTAGTGCTACTCTTGGCTGTAGTACTCCTATCGCAAATCGTGCCATTGCTCCTACCGGTTCAATAGGCATTCTAGCTGGCACCTCTACTGGCGTTGAGCCTATCTTTGCAGTTGCCTACAAGCGCAGGTATCTCAAAGGTGGTAATCGCTGGCACTATCAGTATGTGGTAGACAGTGCGGCGCAGGAGATCATTGACCTGTATGGCATTGATCCTAATAAGATTGAGTCTGCTCTTGATCTTGCAGAGGACTATAAAAGGCGCATGAAGTTTCAGGCAGACGTGCAGGACTACGTTGACATGTCTATTAGTAGTACTATTAATCTGCCTAAGTGGGGGAGTAAGCTTAACAATGAAGATACAGTTGATGAGTTTACTAATACTCTTGCTTCTTATGCTCACAGGTTGCGAGGTTTCACGGTGTACCCTGACGGATGTAGGGGAGGACAGCCTCTTTCTTCGGTGCCGCATTCTGAAGCTGTAGAAAAGCTTGGTGAAGAGTTTGAGGAAGGGTTAGAGACACATGACATCTGTGATATTACAGGTCATGGTGGTTCTTGTGGAGTGTAAAAAAAGTTCTTGACAAAAGCCACTTTATGTATTATAATATATATGTGATGCCAATAATGGGTCACACAATATCAACTTGCTATAAGGAGAAATGATATGAATGCATATATGACAGTGAGTGACGATCCCTTCTTTTCCAAGTTCTGTTCTTGGACTGTGGGACATGAGCAACTCTTTAGAGATATGCTAAAGATGAAGAATCAAGTAGGTGGTTATCTTTACAATGCCTACCCACCTCATAATTTAGTTGAAGATAGTGATGGAAAATATACGATTGAGTTAGCCACTGCTGGGTTCACCAAAGAAGAGTTGGAAGTAAAAACAGAATACAGCAAGCTAACTATCAGCGGCAGGAAAGCCGAAGAAGAGGACGACGAAAAGATCGTACATAAAGGCATAGCGAAGCGACCTTTTTCAAAGTCTTTTACTCTTGCCGAAGACGTGGTTGTAGATGATGTTTCTTTTAAAGATGGTTTGCTTACCATCAAGCTTCAAAAGGTAGTACCTGAAGACAAGAAAGAAAAGATTTACAGCCTGTAACGAAACTTGGGGGAGTGCGTAGCGTTTGCTCCCCCATTTTACATAGGAATATAATATGAAATATCTTATTCTAATAACAATGTTTTTCTCTGACCCCTCCTATTATAAGGGAGGAGATGCAGTAGTAATACATGACATGACTAATAAGATAATACTATTTAATTCTTTATCTTCTTGTTTTTCTTACGTTGATAAACATCATGTAAATTTAGAGAAGTTTGCCCTTAACTTTTTTAAACAAATAGGAAAGCACGGAGTTGTTAAGAATATTATTTGTGCGGAAAACAAGAAGGAAACTTAATGAGAAAAGCACCTAACACAGTTTATATTGGCTATGATCCAAGAGAGGATGTGGCTTATGAAGTACTAAAGTTTACTATCGAACGTATTGCTGTTGAAAACGTAGATGTTAAACCAATTCGCAAAGACGTTGTGGAGCGCATGGGTTTGTACAATCGTAAGCACACCGTTAAAGATGGGCAGATGATTGATGACATAGATGGAAAGCCCTTCTCTACAGACTTTAGTTTTACACGCTTTCTTGTTCCGGCTTTGAATATGTATCAGGGCTGGGCTTTATATATGGATTGCGACATGTATCTTCGCACAGACATCAATGATTTATTTGAAGAATACAAAATGGATTATTATCCATTGTACTGTGTTAAACATCAGTATGAACCCACCGAAGAATATAAGATGGATGGACGCAAGCAGGAGACGTATCGCCGTAAGAACTGGTCAAGTCTTATTCTTTGGAACTGTGGTCATGAACTTAATAAGAGACTGACGCCGCTTGAGGTTAACACGCAGACAGGCTCATGGCTGCACGGTTTCCAGTGGTTGCCGGATAAAGAGGGTGACATCGGAACCATACATCAGGAATGGAATTGGCTTGACGGCCACTCACCAGAGGAGGTAGAGGCAAAGAATGTACACTTCACTACAGGAGGACCGTGGTTCAGAGAATGGAAATGTTCAAGAGACATTGACGGAAGATACGCCTCTGAGTGGAACGGAGATTATACCTATCTTGCCGGAAAAGGAATTATCAAACCCTATGACGTATAAAATTGTAACATGCTTTGACGAGAAGAAGCTAAAAAAGAATGGCTTTAAACTTCTTAATGAGTTCAAAGAAAACTGGCAACCTAACATAGAGTTTCACTGCTACTATTATAATCTTGATATTAGCAACTACTCTCTGCCTGAAGCCAAGAACATTCACTACCACAAGTTAGAAGATATTGAAGAATACAATACTTTTGTAGAAGAAAACCAAGACCACAATGGCACTGAGAATGGTGTGGTGCAATACACAGAATTGCTTGACGCACTGTCATCAGGGCCAGAGGTGTTTGCTATTACAGAGTGTGGTTTTAACAATCAGGGTTGCTGGCTATTATGGCTTGACCCTATGTGCGCCACCGTGAAAGACATTAGGGCATCTACACTAGATTATTATTTTCCTGATCCCAAATATTCTGTAGATTTTATATACACACCAGAGACATCTCATCTGATGGCGTTCAACCTTTCAAGCCAGACCGCCGTAGATATTATGGGCGATTGGCGTGGCTCTTATATGTCTGGTGAGTTCACCAACTATCGTGAGTGGACCGCTGCATTTATTCTTAGCAGACTTGTTACAATCTATACCGCACATGGCATGACTGTTCATGAGTTTGTTAGTATGGAAAACTTAGTCGTAAACATTAATGATAAAAGCTCTGTAAATGTTAGAGATGGTTCCGGCAAACGAGTGATTAAATTGTCAGATACAGAGACTACTCCTGACATTCTTCCCGGTAGATATAAACAACTTGCTGACACTATTCGTTTCTATAAGCCAAATACTATTCTGGAAACAGGGACATGGAACGGTGGCCGTGCTATAGAGATGGCTCTTGCTGCCTTTGATAAAACAGACACAGTTCATTACATTGGCTATGATTTGTTTGAAGATGCAACAGTAGAGACAGACAAAGAAGAGTTCAACGCCAAACCCCATAATACTAGAAAGGCAGTAGAGAAAAGGTTTGACGAGTTTGCTGAACACATGAAGAAAGAGA